TGTTTGAATTTTGTGCCAAGTATCTTTATCCAGAAGGGTATGCATTTGATGATGAAACACTATTGGAATTTGAGAGAGGATATGCATATGGATATACCAGACCTAAGAGAAATATCCATCTGGCCCAGTTTGATGAGAGAAAAACAGTCGCAACATTGAGGAAAGAATGGGGAATAAAACTTATAAATATATGAAGATGAATACTAAAATTCTGGGTAACCTGGTGAGTGAAGATTCCCCTAGTCCATCCAGATTTAACAGGAAGATCATCACGTTATTTAGCTACCTAGTGGTGATCTTCCTGGCCCAGTTTTTAAGAGGAGAAATATGGTAAAAATATATTGTGATATGGATGGAGTATTGGTTGATTTACTTGGTAGTATCAAGAGGCATCTTGGTACGACTAAATTGAATCAGGGAGTAATTGATGATTTCTTTTATAGTGAAGCTGGAACTGGTACAGAGTTTTGGGCAGAAGCTGGATGGGAGTCTGGTGGCAAAAAACTCTGGAAATTCATCAAATCATACAAACCTCAAATACTATCTGCTTGTCCATCTGTTTGTAATAAAGATAAGAAAGTTATCAGAGGCAAGACTCTTTGGTGTGAGAAGAACCTCGGCATTCCGTCAAGTCAAGTCAATATCGTGCAACGCAGAGAGAAACAGAATTTTGCTGACAAAGATATAATCTTGATTGATGATCATAAGAAGAACATAAGAGAATGGGAGAGTGCTGGTGGTACTGGTGTTCTTCATACAAACGTCAATAGTACAATTAAACAACTGAAAGGGTTAATTTAATGGAATCAACTTATAAAGAATTTATGGAAGCAAAAGTGAAGAGCTGGAAAGACATGAAGGATCGTAATGTTCTCAAAGCTGCAGAGAAGTTTAAAAAGAAAATGAAAAAGGGTAATGTACTTGGATATACTCAGGCACATAGTGAGTTTGTTATTTTTCGTAATGAGAAAGAATGGGATGATTCAGTCAAGTATGCAAAAGATATGAAGTGGCTTCGTGTGGAGTAATGTATGTCCAAAGTTATGGCATGGGATTGGAAATGGGGTCCGTCAATAAAAGATACAGTAAAATCTTCTCCCGGTTCTACTAAAAAATTTCTAGCTTATTTTGAAGAAGTCATTAAAGTAGCTGGAAAAAAAGACCCAGGATATAAGGTGAAGAAAAAAGAAACTCCTATTGAATGGTGGCTGTTTGGTGAAGATGCAGATGTTGGTAATTTAAAAGCAGAATATAATAAAGGAAGTTTTAAACTCCATTTTGGTAGAACGGCGGATAAGAAACCAAAACCATCAGGCGGTCTTTATAAAAAGGAATTTATTGCAGCTGCAAAAGCGGTTGGAAAAAAAACTGCTTATAAAAATTATGTTATGTTTGATAAGCAGGATAATCTTGTGTGGGAGGAGCTTGGTAGTATTAAACCTAAGAAACTTGGTTACTCTTGTAAGATAAGTTTTAAAGATACTAGTAATTCTCCGAGAGATCCTGCTGTTGATCCAACAGCATCATCTAAAGAACCGCCAACACCTCCTTCAGCTGAGTGGACAGCTATACAAGAAGAAATTACTTTAAAAATGTTTCAACATTTATTAGGACAGCCTTTTTCTGGTGTAAAGGGATTTGGTGATCAGCCAAATGATAAAAAAGGATTTGCTTATAAAGTAATAAGGCCGATGTGGCAATATATTCTTGATGAGAGAGCCTATGGAAAGACGAAAACAGCTAATGGTAAATTAATACCAAAATCTAATTCTTGGTTGGGTCATTTTAAAAGACAGTATGAATTTATAGATGCAGATAATACATTAACAAATGGTACATATAATGTATTCGATTATGATTATTTTATGGATAAAATTGTAGCATTTATTAAAGGAGGTGCGCAAGCCGGCATACAAAAACATATTGGTAAATGGCCGTTTTGGCAAGGCGGAAAAATTAGTAAAAAAGATTCTTGGAATCCAGCAGATATTTGGTTGCTTAGTTCAAAAAAAGATGCTAATGATGTTTTGAAAGATTTAAAAGAGAATGGACACACTATACAAAAAGTCAATGCTATTTTAAAAGTTGCTTATCATAAACGACAGGTTGTTGGTATATCATTAAAGAAAGTAGGTAAAACAGTAAAATATGAGGAAGTTAATTTAGAAATGAAAGGTGGAAAAAGTGCTGAAGTAAAACATCCTAATATTTGGTTTGGTAAATTTGATTTAAATGTACCATTCTCTAACGGAAATTTTGATCTTAAAACAAATACACTTACAGTTACAGATACGAAAAAAAATGATGTTGGAGTAATGCGTTGTGGTAGTAATCAAACGACACCTGGAAATATTACATTTGAATTTAAAGCTGCTGGAAATTCTTCAGCACAACTTGGAAAAGTTCCTATGGATTTGATGCTGCAATTATGGCAAAGTCCTAAATATGGTTTAGGAAAAGGCAGAGATGGTCAACATATAATTGGTGATCTTCCTCGATATAAAGGTGATAATGGTGTAATAAATTATACAGTTTTGCCATCCAAAGCAAAGACAGAAAAGTTACCTAAAAACCCAACTTGGGTTTATTGGAATAAACGAGTAAAATTAATTACAAAAATGGCAAGCGTAGGTTTGTGGCGTGATGGATCACAAGTTAAATCCCAAATGAAAAGTTTAATACCAAATATAGCTAGTTTAAAGAAAAACGGATTAAAGGGATCAATAACATCTAATACTGCAGCTAGTTTACAACTAGTTGAATTTGCTTACATGATTTCATTATTATATGAGAAAACAACTGATAAAAAATTTGATTTCATGTTTGAAAATATGTTTTACTTTGCTCAGAAAAAAGGTGCGGCTTTTGGATCAAGATTCGGCCCATTTGGAAAATTATACTAAAACTTTTATAAATATGAGGAGATATAATGCAGGCGCATAAAGAGAACAAAAAAGAGCGAATTAAGAAAGTAACATCTATTGGTCATTCTAAAAGAAGTACCCCAAAAAATAAAAAGAAGCGGGCAAGTTGGAAACGATATAAAGGACAAGGGAAAAGACGATAATGGCAATTTATTCACAGGGTCTTTCGACACATACTAGAGGTTGGGCTGATCTGGATTTAGATTTTACCAAACACCCTATAACCAAAGATGTTGTCCGAAAGACAAATGTAGAAGCAGTTAAACGATCTGTTAGGAATCTTGTTAGAACAAATAGATATGAGAGACCCTTTCATCCTGAGATTGATGGAGGAGTAACAGATCATTTATTTGGTTTGTCAACAGCTAATACTAAGTACGATATTAAAGTGGCAATTGAACAATGTTTAGAAAATTTTGAACCGCGTGTAGAAGTAATAGATGTTAATGTAACGGGAGATTTAGATGCCAATGGATTTAATGTTTCAATATTTTTTAGGGTAGTCAATTCACCAGAGCCCATAGAAGTTTCATTATTCTTGGAGAGGATAAGATAAAATGGCAAGCAATAAACTAGCAATTACTGATTTAGAATTTGATGATATTAAAAGTAATTTAAAAACATATCTTTCAGCACAAACACAATTTCAAGATTATGATTTTGAGGGAAGTGGTATGAATATATTATTAGATGTTCTTGCATATAATACTCACTATATGGGATATTATGCAAACATGCTTGGTAACGAAATGTTTTTAGATTCTGCAACTCTACGAGAATCGGTAATCTCTCATGCCAAACATTTAAATGTTATACCAACTTCTGTTACAGCTCCTACTGCTTATTTAAATCTGACTTTAACACCTTCTGGTTCACCAACATCTTTAACAATTTTAAAGAATACAAAATTCACATCAACAATTAATGGTGTGAGTTATACATTTACTACTGTTGCTGATACAACAATATATCGTGAAACTGCTGGTACATATACTGCTAATAATCTTGCAATCAAAGAAGGGAATTTTGTAACTAAACAATATGGAGTTAATTTATCTGATACGACAGAAAGATATATTATTCCAAATAAAAATGTTGACACAGATACAATAACAGTTAAAATACAAAATTCTGCTTCTGATACAACAGTAACAACTTGGGCTAATGGTACTTCATTAGATGTAACTACAATATCATCTACACAAAAAGTTTTTTGGATTCAAGAAATTGAAGATCAAAAATATGAAATTTTATTTGGTGATGGTTCTGTTGGTAAAAAACTTATAGATGGTAATATTATTTATCTTGAGTATTTAATTACCAAAGGAACTGCTGCAAATAAAGCAAGCACATTTACTGCTGTTGGAACAGTCGCTGGTTTATCATCTTCTAATTATACCATAACTACTGCAAGTGTTGCGTCTGGTGGTGCAGCGATTGAAACTATTTCTTCTATAAAAACCAATGCACCTAAATTATATCAAGCACAAAAACGTGCAACAACAAAAGAAGATTATAAATCAATTTTATTAAGTGAGAGAACAGATATAGAATCTATTACTGTATATGGTGGTGAAGATGCAAGTCCAGCAGTATATGGAAAAGTTTATATCGCTGTTAAGCCGGCTGGTGATACAGCATTTAGTACGGCTACTAAAGAAGCAATTAAAACTACTATCTTGAAAAAGACAAATGTTGTAACTGTTACACCAGAAATTATTGATCCGATTTATTATTATTTAATAGTTGATACTACTATTAATTATGATCCTGTTACTTTATTAACAACAGAAGATATATTAAAGTCAGCAGTTGATTCAACTATTACAAATTATTTCTCAAACAGTTTACAAAAATTTGAAAATAAGTTTAGATACTCAGTATTGGCTGGATTGATAGATGATACTAATAGTGCAATTAGAAATAATAAAACATCTATTAAATATCAAATGAGAGTCTCGCCTGCAACATTGGCAGTAGCTGCAACTTATAATTTAGAGTTTAATAATACATTAACCAAGGGAACACTTACTAGTACAGCCTTTACTGCGAGTGATGGATTTACATATACATTAGCTGATGATAGTGTTGGTAATGTTAAGTTGGCTCGTTCAACATATTCTAGTGGTACTGTTACTGTTGATGTTCCTACAACTTATATGACACTTGCTGATGGATCAACTAATCTTGGTACTATAAATTATACTACTGGTAAAGTTGTTTTAAACAGTTTTACTCCTTATACAATTTCTGATGGAACAACTAATATTAAAATAACTGTAACACCCGGAACTAATAATCAAGATATTACTCCTTTAAGAGAACAAGTAATAACAACTGATTTAACTGATACGACCGCAATCAATATTACAATGGTTGCAGAAACAATCTAATATGGCAAGTAATCCAAATACACCAATACATCCTTCGTTTGATGAACGAATTTCTGTTCTTGTAGAGGGACAATTACCGCAATTTGTAAAAGAAGATCATACTACATTTGTAGCTTTTTTAGAAGCATACTATGAGTATCTGGAACAAGTCGGTAAGCCATATGAGATTATTGGAAATTTAAATAATTATTTTAATATTGATAAGACAGTTGATGATTTTTTAAAATATTTTAAAACACAATTTGGTAAGGATATTCCAGAAGCTGTATTTGCTAATTCAAACAAACCTCATGCAATAAAACGATTGCGTGATTTTTATCGTTCCAAAGGTAGTGAAAAATCTTTCCAGTTTTTATTTCGTTTATTGTATCAGGAGGAGATTGAGTTTTATTATCCATCAAAAGATATACTTCGTATATCAGATGGAAGATATACAAAAGATAAAGTTTTAAGATGTATTGATACAAGTGGAACTTCAGCTATTTTTGATATTGTTGGTAAGACGATTACTGGTGGAACATCTGGTGCAAAGGGGATTGTTGAATTGGTATTGAATGAGAATATGGGAGTATTTGTTGTATCTACAATTTATCTTTCAAAAGTAGTTGGAACATTTAGTAATAATGAAACTATTTCAGATGGAACAAATACATTTACTTTGGATAGTATGGTAACAGGTTATACGATAACAAATAGTGGTAATGGTTATAGTGTTGATGATAATATCCCAATAGTTGGTGGTGGAGCAGGAGCTACTAGCGCACAATTTTTAGTTGAGAGTTTAACAACAGGAAGTATTACTACAGCAACTATTGTATCTGGAGGAACAGGATATGTTGTTGGTGACAAATTAACAATTAACAATACAGATAAACTTGAGATTGATGGAAGAACTTGTAGCCTTCTTGTCAAGACAGTAAATTCTGGTGTGATTACTGCTGTTGAGTTTGAACATAATGGATATGGATATAAAGCAATCCCAACCGTTTCTGGAGGTGGAACTGGAACAGGAGCAAACATTACATTAGCTGGTAATGGTATTGGTGGTATTAAAACTTTAAAGTTGGTAAATGGTGGTTTTCATTATCAAACAGTTCCAACTTTAAATTGTACAACTAAGGGTGATGGAACTGCAACTGCAACCGCAATTATTGGTAGTTATGAGAATGAAGCCAATACAAGATGGGTTGGTGATGATGGTCAAATATCGGTAGGTAATTATATTCAAGATAGTAAATATTATCAAGCATTTTCTTATGAGATTAAAGCAGGTAATACGATTGACAAATGGAGAGATTATGTTAAACGAGTGGTGCATCCATCAGGATTTGCTTTATTTGGAAGAACATTAATAACAGGGCTATTGCCTACTGCATTAAAACTTTCTGTACCTCCAACACACCAATGGCCATATACAATTATATTCCATGATGGTGATATTACTCCTGCTGTAAGATTGAATAATCAGTTGTATCAGAATTTAGCCGAATGGCCGTCTGGTGGGTCATGGCCACATGATGGACAAGCAGCTGGTTCTAATATGGGACCTGGACATTCTGATTGGCATATATATGAAATTGATTTACCGCTTATTGTATTAACATCAGCAGAGTATGATGATTACTTATATATTCAACAATCAATGTTGACTAATGATGATTATGGTTTGATTACAGATTTAGGTATATCATATTCAGCAGATTGGGGATTGGTTACTGGTGGACTTACTGGTTCATTACAATTAGGTCCCTTACGGCGTCAAGTAGATAGATTAAAATTTGCAAAACAAGCAGGATATAGTACATTGACAACAGGTTTGGGTGGTAATGAGTATACGATTGATTATTTTAAAGACGAAACAATTTCCACATATGTTATAACTCCGAACGAAAAACAAAGAATTACTATGAATAGCCACATAAGTATTGTATAAATATTATAAATATAAGAAATTAACAAGAGGATTTGAGATATGCCAGCAATTATAACAAACGCATTTAGAACTTATAACGCAGATAATTTTATTAGTGCGTTTTCTACCAATAAGGTGTATCTGATGATTGGAAAGGCTGATAGTTGGTCTGGCGCAAGTGCGGGACAATATGCAGAAGCTTCTCCTTCAGATACATCAATTCCAACACCCAAAGATACCACAGTAGCTCCATTTATTCATTATAATGATATGATCGCTGCCAAGTTAATCGCGGCAACAGATGTATCGCATGTTGTTAAGAGGGTTGATTGGACATCTGGAATAGTTTACGCAGAACATGATCATAACCAAGATGATCAGATTGACCAGACATTTTTTGTAATGACAGATCAGTATAATGTGTATAAGTGTATTAGTAATTATGGTGGTGTTGCTTCTACTTCTAAACCAACAAGTCAAAGTTCTACTATTTTTACGACAGCTGACAACTATCGTTGGAAGTTTATGTATGAGGTTCAGCAGGCAGATGTTTTGAAATATGTAACGACAGATTGGATTCCAATTAAGCATCTTACAGCAAATGATGGTACGGTACAATGGACTGTACAACAAGCAGCTGTTGATGGAGCATTGGAACATATTGATGTAACGAATGGTGGAACAGGATATGTTAATACAAATACTGGAACAGCACAGGCTGGTAGTACATCAACTACAATTAAATTAGCATCAGGTGCTTCAGCAACAGATGATATTTATAATACTATGACTGTTTATGTTTCTTCAGGTACGGGTAGTGGACAAATAAGAACTATCACAGATTATGTTGGTAGTACAAAAGTTGCAACAGTAGCGGCATGGACAACGACACCTGATGCTACAAGTGTTTATGAAGTAATGCCGGCAGTAACTATTACAACGACTGAAGGTTCGGGTGCAGCTGCAAGAGTTTCAAGTGTAGTTGGTGGTGTTATTAAGGAAATTGTTATGACAGCAGTTGGTACTTTGTATCGTTCTGGTACAGCAACTGTAGCAGGTGGTGGTGGAAGTGGTTGTGTTCTTGAACCACGAATCGGTCCTAAAGGTGGACATGGTGCAAATGCAAAAACAGAACTTGGTGGAGCATATGTAATGATGAATGTTCGGTTGTCTGGAACAGAAGGTGGAGATTTTGCAGTTGGAGATGATTTTAGAAAAGTAATCTTAATTGCAAACCCATATGCTGGTGGTTCAGCTGCAACAGCAACTACTTATAATGCAAGTGAAATGGATGCAGATACAGGAAATCAAATTTATGTAGAATATAGAGCTCCTATTAATCGTGCTTCTGACCAAACTGAAGATGTCAAGTTAGTAGTTGAATTTTAATAAAGGTATAATACATGACAACCAATATAAATTTAAATCTTAATCAGAGTCCCTACTTTGATGATTATGATGAAACTAAAGATTTTCATCAAGTCCTTTATAAACCTGCTGTTGCTGTCCAAGCAAGAGAACTTACACAAGAACAAACTATACTACGAAACCAACTTAAACGGTTCGGCGATCATATATTTGCAAATGGTAGTCGTGTATCTGGTGGTGATTTACATATTGATACTGATTATGATTATGTAAAGTTAAATCCTAATTATAATGGAGTTGCAATTACTGTTGGTAATTTAGCTGGTAAGATAATTAGTGGTAGTCAATCTGGAACAACTGCGAGAGTTGTGAATACTGCAGCTGTAGATGCTACTACTGGTAATCCAGATACTATATGGGTTAAGTATCTTACGGGTGGTGGTGTTACACAAAAAATTCAAGGTATTCGTATAACTGCTGTTGGTGCTGGTTATACTTCGACGCCGTCTGTAACTATTACAGGTGGTGGTGGAACAGGTGCAACAGCAACAGCTGTTGTTGGTAGTAGTGGAACTATTATAGGAATTAATGTAACAAATAAAGGATCAGGATATACAACCACTCCGAGTGTAACACTTGTGGGGGGAGGATATAGTACAATAGCTACTGCAACTGCTACTCTTAATACTTCCGCAGTATTTGCTGCTGGTGAAAGGCTTGTAGCAAGTGACCAATCAGTTGCGTGTTTAACTGCATCATCTTCCGCAACGGGTACAGGTTCTGCTGTTTCTAATGATGCAGGATATTATTATTTTAATGGTAGTTTTATACGAGCAGCTGCATCAACAATTATTTTAGATAACTATACAAATACTCCATCATATCGAATTGGTTTTCAAGTATCGGCAACGGTAGTTGCTTCTGGTGATGATAGTACATTATTGGATAATGCACAAGGTGCTTATAACTATGCAGCACCGGGTGCAGATAGATTGAAGTATGCTCTTACTCTTACCAAGAAAACTACATCATCGGAAGATGATACAGATTTTATAGAAATTACTAGGTTAGTAAATGGTGTTAAGCATTCAGATAATCCATTTCCAATTTATTCTGTATTAGAAGAAACATTTTCAAGAAGAACATATGATGAGTCTGGAAGTTATACTGTAAGACATTTTCCAATTCAATTAAAAAAACATAGTTCTGATGCAACAAAATTTGTTACAAGATTAGACCCAGGCAAGGCATATGTTTTTGGACATGAACACGAAACATTAATTTCAACTGATGTTGTTGTGGATCGTGCAAGAAGTTTTGCTAATGTAAATAATTTTGATCGTTTAATGCAATATGGAAATTATACTAAGATAGATAACTTGAGTGGATTTTATGATTTTACAACTGGAACAGAATTTGATATTCACAATGCAGCTCCAGTTTTAACCAACCCAACTACATATGCAAATACTAAAATAGGTACAGCTAAAGCTCATACTATAACTGTAATCGACAGACCAACACCTGCTACACCAACTACTTGGAGGTATCAATTATTTTTATATGATATTAAAATGACTGGTGGTAATGCATTTGCAGACGCAGAAAGATTTTCAATTCCTGTTAATGCTTCGGCAACACCTGTAGTTGTATCGACAGAATCAAGAGTGGCTGATATAGGTAAAGTTGGTGGAGTAAGTGGTGGTGATGCAAAATTGTTTGAAACAGATTTTAACTCAATGGTGTTTAAATTACCACAAGATACGATTAAGACGATTCGTGATGATTCAAATGCTATTGATACAAGTTATACTAAACAAAAACATTTTGGTTCTGTAACTATTAATTCGGGAACTTGTACATTAACATCAAGTGGTGCTAATGAAACATTCTATGGAACTGGTGTACTTAGTTCAACTGTAAAAGATACTTATTATCATGCACAGACTTCGGGTGGTACAAATGTTAATCTTAGTACAACATCTCCTGCCCCGGCAACTGTTACAGTAGCTGCTAACGGACAATCGGTAACTATATTTACAGGTGATAGTTCTTTAAATGCGACATTTAATTTTTGGGTAACTATGAATGTTGATGCAAAACAAGAACGAGTTAAGACACTTGTTTTAAATAAAGAATTAGCAATTGCATCACCAAATACTACATCATTAGCATATGATTCTCTTGCTTTAGCTGATGCAACTTTAATTAAAGCCGTTTATGATTCTGGTAATACGGGTGTTAATGCAGTACCACCCACATTAACTGTTTCGGGTGCAAATGGAACTTTTATTGCTGGTGAAACAATTACGGGTGGAACAAGTGGTGCAAAGGGAACTGTTATTGCACATAGTCCATTAACAACAATTACATTTGTTGTTACTTCAGGAACTTTTGCAGGAACTGAAACAATTAGTGGTACGACATATAGTGCAACAATGGTTAGTCTTGTAGCTGGTGATACAGATATTAAATCTCGTTATACTTTGGATGATGGTCAACGAGATAATTTTTATGATCATGGTAGAATCCAGTTAACGGGAACTGCGCCGACTGGTAGAATTTTAGTTATTTTTTGTTATTTTACACATGCGGGTACTGGTTATCTTTCTGCTGATTCATATACTGCGGCAACTGGTTATGATAATGTTCCTGTGTTTATCAGTCCTACAACCGGTAAACGATTAGAACTTAGAGATTGTATTGATTTTAGACCACGCCGAGATGATGGTGCAGCTACTATGTCTGGAACAGAATTACCATATCCGAATACAAATTGGCAAGCAGATTATAGTTATTATCAACCACGAATAGATACAATTTATTTAAGTAAAGAGAAAAAGTTTGGTGTTCATCAAGGAGTAGCTTCAGACAATCCAGTTCCTCCAGTTCGACTAGATAACACTATGAGCTTGTATCAATTAGAGGTTCCGGCATATACATTTCAACCAACCGATGTTATTTCTACATATATTGAAAACAAACGATATACTATGAAAGATATTGGTAAGTTGGAAAGACGATTGAATAATGTTGAATATTATACAGCACTTAGTTTATTAGAAAAAGATGCAGAGCAATTAGTTATTAAAGATACGGCTGGATTAGATAGATTTAAAAATGGAATATTAGTTGATGACTTTGCTGGGCATAGTATTGGTGATGTTAAAAATGCTGATTATAAATGTTCAATAGATTTTAAAGATCGTCAACTACGACCTCCATTTCAATCAAATCTTGCAGACCTCTCATATATATCTGGTTCGTCTACAGGTGTTACTAAGACGGGTGATTTAATTACATTACCATTTACAACAACAGCGTTTGTTTCACAAACACAAGCAAGTACGTTTGTTAATGTAAATCCATTTAATGTTACAGCATGGGTTGGAACACTTGATCTTAATCCTCCAAATGATAATTGGGTTGCAACAAATAATAGACCAGAAGTGGTTGTTAATGCAACTGGTGAAAATGATGCATGGGAACAACTTGCAGGTTTAGGATTTGGTAGTCAATGGAATGATTGGCAAGATATGGGTGGTGGTAGAAATGAAAGAGAAGTATCACGAACAGCTGGCCATCGTGGTATTGGTCGAATGTGGGATAATGTAACATTTGCAACTGATCAAATTCAATCACGACAAGGTGTACGAACTGAAATTATTGGTTCTGAAACAGTTGAAGCATCTTTAGGAGAACGAGTAGTTAATGTTTCTGTTATTCCTTTTATTCGAGCTCAAAATATTACTGTAACTGTTAAAGGAATGAAACCAAATACAAGAGTGTATCCTTTCTTTGATAAAGAAAATATTACAACTTATTGTACGCCAAGTGGTGGTAGTGCTGGTGATGCAATATATACAGATGATAATGGTTCTGTTAGTGGTCTTGTGTTTGCATTACCGTGTCCTGTTCAAGCATTAGAACAAGACCCACAGTTATTAATATTTAGAACTGGTGAAAGACAATTTCTTTTGACAGATGATCCTAATGGTAATTTAGAAACAGCTAGTACCTATGCAGATCGTATGTATCAAGCACAGGGTCTATTGCAAACAAAAGAGAATATTATTCTTTCTTCCAGAGTTCCAAGAGTTCATGTTGGAGCAATGGGAAGTGCAACACAGTTGCGTACCGATACGAGAATAACTACACGGCAAGTTACGATTGGTTGGAACGATCCTTTGGCACAAACATTTCTTGTTGATGCAAATTTATATCCAGATGGAATTTATTTATCAAGTGCAGATTTATATTTTAAAACAAAAGATGATGGTAATATTCCCGTATCAATTCATATTAGGGATGTAGAACAAGGAATTCCAACAAATAGAGTTGTACCTTTTTCAGATGTAACTTTAAATCCATCAAGTGTTAATGTTAGTGATACAGCTGCAACAGCAACTAATTTTCCGTTTGGCGATCCAGTTTTCTTAATGCCCGGTGAGTATGCAATAGTTGTAATGACTAATAGTTTGAAGTATCAAGCATGGATTGCAGAGATGGGACAAAACATTGTTGGCACTACGAGAAAAGTTTCTGAACAACCATATGCAGGTGTATTCTTTAAATCACAAAATGCTAGTACATGGGAACAAGATCAGAATCAGGATTTAACTTTCAAATTAAATCGTTGTGCATTTACAATATCTGGTACACATGAAGCAGTATTCCATAATTCTAAT